GTTTCAATTCCCTTTTCGTCGGGATGTGCTTTGCAATCTGGGGGGATTGTGGCATGAGAGACTTCCTACTTGATGGGTACTTGATGCGGTTCTACAAAATCGATAACATGAGACTATGATGGAGATTTGGCTGCTCTATTCTTTCTTATCGGCCTTGTGCCGATTGGTGCTCCGACTTACCGCCCGGAGGTTCCTCTTGCTGTTGGAGCCGCCGTTGCTGAGCGGGTTCTTGTGGTCTGCTTCGCGCGGGTCTCCGCGCTTCAGGCCGAGCTTCCGCCGGGCAGCGTTCCTTTCGGCGCGCCGCTTGATCTGCTCTGGGGTCCCGTGGTACTCGCGGTATTCGGCCTCGTAGTCCCTGGCTTTCTCTTTCGCCAGAATGGCCTTCAGAATCGGGATTCGCATGATCATAGTGGTCTACTTCCAAGGGGGCACTCGTTTGCCTCCGGTGAATGTGAGCTTGGGCATCACAAAGGTATTCACCGGTGCAAAAGCGAGCATCAACGCATCTGCCCGGTCGGGTGAGTGCATGCCACGTCGCTTCATATCGTCCTTGCTTTCGATTTGGATCTGGCCGCGTGATGTGAACTTGTATTTGATATTAGAAAGCTGAGCTGCCAGATCCTCATCATCTATATCAATATCTCCGGTCTCAAAGCGTTCTCTAAGTACCCAAAACCACTCAGCACGGGCATTGAGGAATCGCTCTTTGTCTATCGGAGATTGTCCGGAATGCATTTCGATGGCCGGCTTCCCCTGCTCATTGAGTCGATCGAAGACTCCTGCACCGAGTCCGTCTGCATCTATTCGGGCCTCTGCGGCACCTGTGGTCACCAGGGCAGCTATAATGCGCCCGGTTGTCCGCATCGTGTCTTCTTGGAAGGTCGTCTTAATGATCCTAGCTACCGGACCACGCCTGTGAATGATGACAGTTTCGTCGCTTCCATACCGGGCTATGTCGCAGCCCAGCACGGAAGGCTCGCCGGGTGTTAAGGTATGCTCCATCGCCTTCGTGATCCACCCCACGGGGATCAGGGTATCATTAGATGTGTTTGGAAACTGCCCCAACACACGAGAGACCCAGAGTGGATTGTCCTCGCCCGCCTGTGATCCGCCACACCACTTCAGCCACTTGTCGTAGACCCATTCAGGTGTTATCAGGTAAGGGGCTGGAAGATCTGATGTTATCTTTTCTTTCCAGGTGTTGTTCCTGATGTCATCGATTGTGATTCCAAAGGTTGTAAAATTGGGAGTATCGAATGCCGAAATATAGATCTTAATCACGCCGGGCCGGGAAAACATCTCATAGAATTCCCCGGAGGCTTCGGTGGGATTGCCAATCGCGAGTAGATGGGAATTCTGAGACGTCAGAATGCCATCAATGCCTATCCAGATATCGGACTCTATGCCCGCTGCCTCATCGGCCACAACCAGAATATGACCTTTGGCGGAATGCGCGCCCTGAAAGCGGTTGGCGTCATTTGTGCTGCGACCTGTCGCGAACCAGTTAGGTCCAAGATCCAGTCTCGTATCTAGGAGCTTCCCCCCAAGTTCTACTTTGGAAGAGGCATAAGCTGACCTGATCTCCTGCCAGAGAATGTCTCGTACCTGGTCGAAGGTTGGTGCGGTGGTGACGACCCTGGAAAGGTAATAAGAAATTGTGAACCACAGAACAACACGCGCCGATATCCAAGACTTGCCAGCCGCATGACAGGAGGCAACCGCGACTTCTTTGTTATCTCTAACAGCTTCTAGGATTTCTATTTGCTTTGCCCACGGGACAGCCCCTAAGACTTCGGTTACAAAATATTCAGGATTTGTCTGAAGTTCCTGCACCGTCTCTTCGCTCGCTGACATCTTTAACCAGGTCCGCGACAGTTTTTATATTTATGTTCAGTGGATTATCTTTATCTCCGCCAATCGCTATGTTCCTCTTGTCTTGCCAGTGCTCAGGATCGCGGTTATAGAGCCAGACTTGTTGAGCAGTCACGTTGCCTTTTAGTGCCGAACTGAACATTGCTTGCTCTACCAGTTCATTAGCATCCGTTTCTGCCTGCGCAACTTCAGCCGCGAACTTCTTGTTATTATTCATGTACTTATTGAAGGTCGGGCGGCTGATCCCGGCCTTCTTGCATGCTTGGGTGCGCCTGATGCCTTTACGCAGGAGATCGAGGAATATCTCGCGCCTAGCAGCATCGAATTTCTCACGATGGGGACGGGGTTTCATGAAACATCAACTTGTCTACTTTATAGCGATCCATCCAGCGAAATTCATCCATCGCCAGAAGCAATCTATCTGCTTAAATCCAGCTTTCGCTAACAGTTCCTCATTCCACGAAGCCGTTACAGGAACCAAAACACCCTCTAAAGATAATCGCTTTCTCTTTATATCCTCATCGGAGTAGCCATTGCCCTTCTTAGATGCATGATAGAGATTGATTAACTTCTCATTTATCTCAGATGTTGCGCCTAATATCTTCTCCACCAGGATGAATGCACCACCTTTCTGGAGGCGATCATAGATATCTGAGATCAGCTTTTGGCGGTATTCAATGGGTACGAACTGCAATGTTAGGATCGATAAGCACACAGATGGCCGTATGCCTTCCAATCCTTCTAAGGACTGCCGCAAATCGTGGTCTAGGATCTTAATACCATCTTGTCCCTTGAAGCGATTAGTAGCAATCTGCCGCATAGGTTCGCTGACTTCCAGACCATAGAAGCGATTAGAGAAGTATCCAGCTTCTATAAGCGGGGCAATTGCATCGCCTCTTGAGCACCCCAGGTCTAAAATATCGGTATTTGGCTTTATATAGAGCTTCGCGAGATCAGTAACCGCCTGCCTCATGACATCTATTTGTGGAATAGACCGCTTGAGCATGTCATCAAAGCAGTTGGCAACTTCGCCATTAAATTGCCATTTGCCTTCAGGAATCACTTTATCATCCATTATATATTCTCCCATATAATTTCACATAATCAGCTAAATGTTCCCGTGGACGAGAACCGCATTGCATATTATCATCATGCCGATAGATAGGTAATTCTTTAAATCGATCTGCGAAAGCAATAATAGCAGGCATCTTTTGTTTTGGGCGGTTCAATTCCTTCCAGTTATATTCAAAGAAGTAATCGCGAACGGGCTGGCAAGAGTAAGGCGCGTGAAAGATCTTCCCGAAATGATTTGCCACTAAATGGGCCTGCTGTAATCCTTCCTGTCCAGGATTGGCTAATAAGGCCTTTCTGTAATCAGTAAAGAACTTCGCTGACTTCTTGCCACATTGGATAGCAGCATTCTTATTAGATCCATAAAGGGTGTCCGCTTGAATGCCAGAATAAACGTGCTTCTCCTTGATCGCCTGCATTAAGAAGTAATAGCCGTACATTACCTCGACATGCGTCTTTCTCGGAGATTTTATTATTTTGATTACATCTTTTAACTGGGTTAGCTTATCTCGATTATCCTCATTTACGATTACTTGCGGGACATTCCAGTATTTACATGCCACCTTACTTGCCCGGGCATCATTTGAGATGAAATAGGATAGATGGAAGGTATAGCATGTTACTTTTGCGCCCAGTTCCATGAGAGTCCATAGGACGGTTAAGCTGTCTGTGCCTCCACTGAAGAGAAGGGCAACCGGTTCGTTGTGCAGATCATTGGAGATTTCCTGCTCAAGGAGCGATTTTAATCTTTGCAAGGATATCATCTCGGATGCAAGACGCAATATAACTCATCATGACTGGTGGGACTGCTCGGCCCAATCGCTCCCATTGCTGTGAATAGGAGCCGGTTAGAATGAAGTCGTCCGGAAAGGCACATATGCGCTTAAGTTCTGAAATCGTAGGCGATGCCGGTCTATCTGGCATATATAAATCCGGCGTGCCCACCGAGCAGCTTTGGAGCACAGTAGGTGATGGTTTGTCTGGATGCAATTTTCGTTTTGTAAAACACGAATTTTTACCATCTATTCGACCTACATCTAAGGTCTTGCCAGGTGGTGTGTTTTTCCACATTTTTTGCATATTTTCGGAAAGCCACTTTCGCTCATCACCGGACCGTTCTACCATTCCTTGCTTTTCATTTGCACCGCTCTGGAGAACGGTAGGAAATGCATTATCCGAATCTTTTTTAATTGGCTTATAACTGCTATTTGTCCAGATAGCAGTTATGTAAGGAATTGCATCTCTCACAGAATAGAAATACGAAAGCGGGGCCGGATGAATTGGTTTAATACCCAGATCTTCCCTGACCCCAATAAATATAAGTCTCTGTCTCGCCTGAGGAACACCCAACCATTGAGCATCTAAGACCTTAGCAGATACATCATACCCGCACTCTTTTAGGGCCTTTAGGATAAGTAGGAAATATCCTTTAGCAGTTCCCTTTACTAAGCCGCTTACATTCTCAGCAATGAATACTTTAGGCTGTAGATCATTGAGTAACCTAGCATACTCAAAAAATAGGTCATCAGTCCTCTGGTAGGAGTCGCTATACTTCTTAACTTTACCCCATCCAGCCTCGCGTTTTCCAGCGGTTGAGAATGATGCACATGGAGGCGAGCCTTCAAAGACATCCAATTGCCCTTTAGATAGCCCTATCGCATCTAGGATCTCGGATGCTTGGACTTTTCGTATATCCCTAGTATCGAGGATCGTACCCTTGTGATTGGCTCTATACGTGTCCTGTGCGGCAGGGATAAACTCGTTTGCCCAGAGTACCTTAAAGCCTGCCATCTTGAAGCCGAGGCAAGACCCCCCGCATCCTGAGAAGGTGCTAACCACATTATAGCCGTTCCAAGGGAGATCTGCGATCTCCTGCATAGAAGGGACTTTATAAGGAGGCTTATTCATTGGGTTTCGGCTTTCCTGACCAACCATAACCACACTTCGGACAGCAGTATTGGATATCTATATTCTCATCAAATTCTTTGAAATCTGCCGGAGGCTCATTAATATGAGGGTCTAAGTCTTCCTCCAATTGATCGAAATCATATCCCGTCAGCTCTGCATCCAAGCCCTCGATGCTCTCCAGGATGTCCTTAACAAGATCCAAGTCGGGCTCGGCCAGCTCTGCGATCCTGTTATCGGCTATGAGATCTGCATACTCAGCCGCTTCGTTCTCATAATCCTGGTAATCGAGTGGAACTTGCGAGACTCCCAGGAGTTCTGCAGCCTTTCGCCTGCCAGCGCCCTTGGTAATGAATCCGGATAGCTTGCTTATGGTAATCGGGTTGCGCCAGCCCTGGACTTTGATAATATTTGCTAGAAGCTTAATCTGCGCTTCGGGGTGCTTATTTGGATTCCGTGGGTTCTCGATAGCCTTTTCCAATGGGCCGATCTCATCATGAGAGCACCAGACGGCGATTCCATCCGCGAGAGCTTTGGGTTTCATAAAGATCCCTTTTATATGGTAAATTTTGTTAAATTGGAATATTGGTCCGGCTCGCGCCGGATCGGTGGCCAGGGAAAGGAGGGATCGAGGAA